AATAGCATCTTCAAGCTCTTCTTCTTTCAGCTTATTCATCTCGATTTTTTTCTGAACAACTTTCTCAGCTAAAATCTTATGCTGTTTGTCTTTCAACTCAGCATTTTCAGCAGTAAGGTCGTCAAGTTCCTTTTCTAAATTTGTAAGCTTAATCTCAAGATTACTATTTTTCTCCGATAAAGTTTTGCTTTCTTCTAAGGCTGCATCTCTTTCACTTTCGATGTTTTCAACCTGTTTTTCTAAAAGAGTTACTCTTTCTTCTTTAGTTTTATATGACTCATTTAGTTTGTCATATTTAGACTGTAATTCTTTTAAATCCATTTCTTTACCTCCTTGCATATTTTCTGCAACAGCTTTCCCATTTGTTGTTATATAAAATTCTTCTGTTGTTTTTGCACCCTGTGATTCATCGACATCTATTATTTTTGCGTAGCTGTCTGCCGGCACATTAACAAATGAAACTTCAACAAAAGTTAAATCAGCCATTTCAAGTGTTGCTGTCTTTCCATCATATTCATAACCTGGCCAGTGTTCACATCTTCCTTCTTCCAACCAGTCATTACCACATATACTGCAGTATGCATGTTCTGCACTGCCACCAATGGATACAGTAACATATCTTCCATCTTTGACCTTTTCTATAGCGTCTTTATCTGTTATCTCAACAGTTAAGACTATAACAGGTGGTCCAGCCTGTGAACTTTCTTGATATTTAGCTTCTATTACTCTACCAACTGGTTCTCCATTGTATGAGTTGTGGTGTGTTAATACTGGCTTATTGTAAGGATGTGTCCATGAAAATGCACCAGTTCTTTTGGTTACATCTCCTCTAAGCTCCTTTGCAGGATAAGTATTATAATTTCCTGTAGTTATTGCATGTATTGCTTCGATTTTTACTGTAAGCTTATCCTCTTTGTCGTTTAAAAAAGACTCTTTGACTTTTGTTTTTTTTAAATCTTTTGATTCGTTTATCTTGAAGTTTTCTTTAAATTCAAGCCTCTTCACTAGCTTCCCCCCTTTCTTTGAGGGGTTTTATATTTTCAATTCTATATTGTGGTACCGTATTTAGCATATTTTCATCTACATCTAATTCTATGTTTTCGCCTTTTTTGAAGCTTATATCTAATTTTTCATTACTTCCTTTAAAGGCTTCTATAGCTCCTGTGTTGTAGGCTTCATTGTTTTGGATATTAAAGCCTTTGCTGAATTCACTTTCGAAAGATTTAAGGAATATTTTCTTATCTCCCTCATCTAAATTTCTTAGCTTCTCTATGAACTCATTCTTTAAGGAGTTTAGTTTAACTTCGACAGCTTCTACAAGTTCTTGCAGGTTTTTACTTTCTTCAAAGTCAAAGTCTGAATACTCTTCAAAACCAGAGCTGAAAGATTTTCTGACACTGTTTCTTACATAAAATAGCGACTTCTGGAAAAACTGTTCTGTTATTGATTCAAGGGCCTCAAGCTCCTCGGCTTCAATAAACTTTTCTTTAAAGTCGATATATAATCTCTTTATTCTGCTCTCGTATGGATAATAAATGTCCACCTTATTTTCAGACTCAGCATTTGAGTGCTGATTTTGTGGTTGATTTTTATTATCTGTATCTGCCTGATTTTCTAAGTTATTAAACATATTAGACTGCAGTCTTGATTCATCAGCAACAGGTTCTTTGCCAAGTGCTTTTCTCATTTCTTCATGAGTCCAGGCGTTGTGTTCAAACATGTATACTGCATGGTTTTGAGTTTTGATTTTTAAGTCTGCATCTATTTCTTCAAATTCAAAATCTACATCATGGTCAGGATTTAAAAGGGGGTCATATCCACCCTCTAAAAGAAGCTCCCTGATAATAAAGTGATTTACATAATCTTCTATTACTGTCTGGAAAGCACGAACTCTATCTCTCATCTCTGAAGACTGATTTTCGGCTGTTGAGCGATTTGAAGTGTCTGCCCTTCCCATTAGGGTCTGGCTTACTCCAAGCCCTGTAAATACCCGTTTCTCGTAGTATTCAAGGTACTTTTCTGCCGGAATGCTTCCGTTTGTGTTTAGAAGTTCAACATTATGCCTTTCTGGTAGAACAAGCCCACCATCAATCGGCATATTTCGTATTTCCTGCTGCATCTTTTGTATCTCTTCATCTGTTGATTCATAGCCTGCCTTATCAAGACCTACTTTGTAAATAAATAAAGGATACAAAAATCGGTATAAAAGTCGAGCAACATTATCCTCTACCTGCCTTAAAAGTTTTACATCATCTATAACGGGTACTAAAAACGGTACCCCGAAAAATTTTCCGGCCGGCTTCTTATAAGGAATGTGAATTACATCCATAGGATTAAACTCAACCTGCTCTTCTCCATTATCCTGCTGGTATTTTTTTATTGTTCCATTTATATCTACTTTTATCTTCATTGTTTCTGCAGGAAGTATAAAGTATGCTCCTACAGGTTTTTTCTTGCCGAGCCCTTTGTATGTTAACCCATTAACCTTCGGCATTTTCGAAGGGTCCATCCTCTTTTTAACAATGAAAACATTGTGATGTTTTACTAATGCGTCAGCTATATCCTTCCAGAACTGGTTCATCGGAAGTCCCATCATGTCAGATAAAATTGAAAATCTTTTATTGATATAATCTTTAACATTTTCATCCTTACCGACAAAGTGAAAACCTGCTTTAAACATCAATTCTATGTGCTTATCAATAGCCTGTCTTACATAGGAGTCTGTGTTGTAAGCCCTGTTTATTTCTTCTAAGTCAAAGTCGGGGCCACTAAACTCATCAGCTCTTGCATCTCCGTCAAACATCGCATAACCTATCTTTTTTATAGCTCGGGCAAATGGGTTTTCATCATCAGCTGCTTGATTGAAATATTTTATTGGATGCCTGACAAATTCTTTAACTTTATCAAAAAATGATTTTTTTATTTTTTTTCTTCTCACTTTTATTTCACCACCTGCCTCGTAAAAGATATTTATTGTATGTTGTCAAAAAATACATTATGTTCATCTGTCAGCCCTTCTCCGTCTTCTACCACGAAAATCTGCTGGCCCGGTCTTGCTCCAGTCTGCATCATGTTAGCAGAAAGCCTATCCCCTCCAACGAGGCTTGGTAAAAGAATTCTTCTGTAAGAAGGCCCTTCAGCTGCTCTGTGATGTAAGTGTCCCTGGCATAAGTAACTTCTCTTTTTAGGAAGCCCTTCAAGCTCTAATATGCTTAAGGCTTGTTTTTGTGCTGTAGGACTGTCCACTTTTGTTGTCAGGAAGTTGCCGTGGAACTGTACAAGATAATAGTCGTAAATCTCATGTACTTTGTATTCTATGTTTTCAGAATCTACTTTGATATCTTCATAATCTTTAAGTAATTCCTTAATGAACATATTAGCTAAAACATCCCAGTTGATATTGCCTTTTGAGTGGTTTCCTGGCACTCCAGCATACTCTACATGCTGATGGTGCTGGTGGATTGTTAGGATAAAATCAACAACATCCTGAACATAACCCATTACCTGCTCTTCGTACAATACGTCCTGATGTTCTCTCTGGCCCGGGTAAACATCTGCATTAGGAGAGTCTGGGCCATCACCGTAGTTTAAAATTAATACCTTTTCCGGTTTATGTCTCTCTAGCATCATTAAAACTTTTTCTATGAATTTATCTATTCTCTGCTGGTATATAACTTTGTTTAACTCATTGTTTCCTAAAATCTTGGCACTTAAAACAGTTTTACCTTTGTGCCAGTCAGAGATATTAACTACTAAAGTGTTTTTGTTCAGCTTCTTTTCTTCATTTAAGTGAACAATTTCTGGAGGCCTGTACTCTACTTGTTCTAAGTTTTCTAAAATTCTATCGGCCTGTTTTTTTAGAAGATAATCTTTTTCTTTGTATTTCTTGTTTTCTCTGATAGCTTTTTTGTACTGTTTTTGCTCTATCTCTCTGTAGTATAACGCTTCCTTTTGCTCAAGACTTAAGTCTGCCATCTCCTGTGGAGTTAGCTCTCTTTGAACTTCTTTTCTAAAAGGAATGCTGTCGTGGATTACTCCGTAGCCTTTTAAGATTACGTGAACTTCTTTAATTGAAAGCCCGACATCTCTTGCAGTCTCTTTTTTAGTAAGTCCTATATTACAGTAGTCTTCCAAGACTCTATCCAAAATGTCCTTGCTTACATCAAACTCTCCGAAAGGAGCTCTAAAAATGTAAATGTCATCTATCTTCTCATAAGGATATTTGTTTTCATCATTTAGGTAGTAGTCGCCATCTAGTTCTTCTTCAGTAAAATCTACATATTTCTCTTTACCAGAAAACTCCAACTCATCTTCATATTGTTCATAATCCTCAACTGTAATACCATACTTATCCATCCAGTACTTAATTGCTTTATGGTCGCAGTCAAGCTCTCTTGCGAGAGGTCTCTGGCCACCATACTCTCTAAGTAAGGACAGTAAAGTTTCCCTGTCTTTTTTAGCCTCGTTATAATCCAAACCTATTCCCCCTTAATAGTTTAGGTCCTTATTTTCTATATAATTTGCTGCCAATATCGGTACATCTTTATCGGCAATATCTATATCTTTTTTGAGTTTCTCTAATAGATTTTTGTTCTCTTCATTTTTTGCATCTGTATTCAACTCACATGAGAAGCTAACAGCTTTATCATCTTTAATCCACTTTTTATATTCTTGGTTATTTGCGAATTCTATTCTTGGTATATCTGAAGGGTACTCTGGTATGAAGTTGTTGTAAGAGCCGTCATAATCAAAAGGACTTATACAACCTCCAACATTTACATTTTTATAAGTACCTGATTCATTGTCGTAGTAGGTTCCAAAACCACTATCAACCAGGAATCCTTCTATCCACTGTTCTATCCCCTGGCTTAGCGAGAATTTATCTAATGTATTCAATACCTTAGAGAACTTGGTTAAAAGGTCGTAAACAGCCTGTGTTTTTGCCTTCTCAAAAAGCTTTACAGAATCCTCATCGTAAATATCTATCTGTTGATGGATGGCTCTGTAGATATCTAAAAGGCATTCTTCTATTTCCTCAAATACCTCATCCATTTTGTCAAAAGTAAAATCCATCAGCTCTTCTAAATATATACAGTCTAATATATTATCTGGATTATCAAAATCACCGCTTACACTGTCGAAAAGTTTATATACATTTCTAAATGCTGATATTTCTAAATCCCTCAGCATACTTATTGACTTTCCAAGCAGAGCTTTTAGCGGAGCTGTGAGTATGTCTATCAGCTCATTTTCTATTTGTGCCAGAATTTTAGACGCATCATTATAAGATAGGGCAAGAAGCGCCCTTATCGTATCAACCGCATCCTTTAACTCTTTGATGTTTAATCTCTCCAGCCTATCATCGATATCCTCTATATCGTCATCTAAGCCTGCCTGCTTTAAAAGTGCCTTTAACATACAGCAGACAGTACCATCAAAGTTGTCATAAGGTGAAGCTACAACCATATATCCTATTTTTTGAACAAAACTATCTGTCTTTTCTAATTTTTTGTAGATGCTGTAAGAATGGCTTGCTGTATAACCTAAGCTGTTTTTAGTTCTTGAAATTTCTTTTCTAACTCTATCCATTTCAAACTGAATTGAGCGGGCTTTATCAGCATTACCTCTTCTACTTTCTTTTTTAAATTCTTCTTTTAAATTCTCTCTTTTTCTTTCCAGCTCTAAAAATATATCATTTAAAATCTCAATCTTTTTCTTTGAGTCATCTATTACATCCTGTCTGTAGATTATGTCTAAATAATCTTCCTCTAGGTCAAACTCATAAGCTAAATCTTTTATATAATTTACCAGACCCTTAGCCTCAAACTTCATCAAGTCTAAAATAGCATCAAGGTCATTTTCGTTTTCTCTTTTTAAGCTTAAGAGTCTTTTGTAATAGTCAATAGCCATATTGCCAGTTATGTCAGACTGTCTTCCTTCAAACTCTGTGACATAGCTATTGTCCTCATCGCTTAAGATTTGCTGGCAATAATATTTTTTTACAGCTTTTGGCCTGTAATCTTCAAAACCATCTTCTTTTGCAAGTTCTTTTTCTGTTTTGTCAATTAGAAAATCGATTTTTACATTAAGCTCTTCTACTTTTTCTTCATTATCTTTTGAGCTTACATAGTTTTCGGATTTGATTATCCTTTTTTTATACTGGTTTGGCGGAGCCTCATCCAGCTTGTAAAAAATATTCGGACTGTATTCAATTCCGTAGTTTTTAGCCAAAATAAATCACCCTTTTCATTTTTAAATCTATATAAACACGGGAGGAAGGGGGAGGAAACCTCCCATGTCTATAACATTAAATGTTCTTTCTTCCCGGGGGTCGTCTTTGCGTGCCACGAGAGCCCCAGGTATTATTACTCTTTCTAAAATTTCCATACTCTATTGATTTCATGTGTTTAACATATTCCGGCTCTCCCTCAAGCTCTTTTTCGAGCTGCCTTTGTTTCTTTGTTTTATTCCGGTTATTGTTAAACTGTAATTTCTCTTTTACACTTTCAAGCCGTTTGTTTACCTTGGCCATGATTGTTGCTTTTCTTCTTTTTTCTAAAAGTTTTGTGATATCAGGAAACTCCTGGTTGAAGGCAAGCACTGTCAATACAAAAGCATCATGAGCGTGCTCGTTTTCAGAAGTATATATCGGCTTGCCGACAGAACTTCTTTTGACAACCTGATAGTTTTCCATCTGCTTTACTAAAAGGTCATCATGTGTCGAGAACATTAACTGGTCTCTTTCTAGAAGTATCTGAGCCTGTGTAATCATGAAGTGTTTTGTTTCTTTTTTGTCTATTGTGTTATCTGCCGGGTCTAAAACTTCTATCTTAGAGTTAAAGGCTATACCTTTTACGATATCTTTACCTATACTCTTTTTTAAGACCTCAACCTGATACTCACCATAACCTCTATCGAGGTAGATTTTGTCAGGTTTCCAGAAATTATTTAACTCCTGTATCTTTTTAACCGCATTATCAAATGTATATTCAGTTGAGGGTATCTCTGCTCTTTCGATAACCCTTATCTTTTTATTTTCTTCATCATATTCGGAAACAACAATTTCTGTTGCGGCTCCGTATTTATCCCAGTCAGAAGCGATAATCCTAACTCTCTGTGGCATCGGAGAACGCTGTCTCATTTCTTCATATGTGTAATCATATTTTGAGTCATCTAATTTTGATTTGTTGTAAACGCCTGTTGTGGCATCACCAAAATCAGCATCAACCTCGTGCACATAACCCTGAGCACTAAACATGGCCTTAAGTTCTTTATCCATATCATCAGACCATTTAGGGTTAACCCATGATGGATAATGATACTGAACCCAGCCGTTTGCAAGGTTGTCATCTCTTTCAATATAATTTTCGCATCGGTCAATATCTTTAGTTTGAAGCCATAATTCTTTATCATCCACGGTATAGGTCTTACTTGCGTAAGTACACCACTCCCAGAACATCTTTCTCTGTCCTGTTGGAGTTGAAGAACACCAGATACCAATCGACTCCATATCTTCAAGCTGCATACCCATGATGGAGTTGATATCGCCTTCTGTTAAATAATCTGTCTCGTCAAGGAAGATGTATGTTGCTCCCTGTCCACGAATAGAGCTTGCACCCTTACCTGAACCAGAGCCTGCTGATAGACCCATTATCATCGAGCCGTTTCCAAACTCAATCCTTTGTGGACTTTGGACACTTCTTGTGACCGAAGCCTGCAGTATAGGAGAGTTCTGGATAAGCTTTCTCAGCTCATCAAAGATTGTGTCTACCTGAATTCCGTATGGACCGATAACTAAAAGTCTTTCATCCTTGCCATCTGGCTGAACAAAAGCCCTCCATATCATATATAAAACCATGCCCAAAGTTTTTCCTGAACGGCGGCCCCAACGGGCAACCTTCTTTAAATTCTTATCCCTCAGTATCTTCTTCTGATACCAGCGAGGGTTAGTTCCTAAAACAGCCTTTGAGAATACAACAGGGTCATCAAAAATACCGCTTAACTCAGGGTCGTTCATTAATTCCTCTATTAAGCTATGCATTTCATTTTTTGCCATAATAATCCCCTGCTGTTTTAATATTTATGTTTAGTTAAGATGTCTTTACTATACTAAACAACCTAGTTAAATTTTTAAGTAAGCTCTTCAGTTAGTATGTCTTCTATATTTTCAAAGTCCCAATACGGAATCTCTATTAGCTTATATTCGTTTTCTTTGCAAAATTCTTTTTTTCTTTTATCATGTTCTTTTTGCTTTTTTAATTTTTCATACCCGCCCCAAGCCTTTATAGGCTCATAATGCTGTCTTCCATTATATTCTATAAACCAGTATAAATCATATAAAACATCTCTTTTTTCCATATTAAATACCTCCGATAGTATTTTCCGAATTTTATTAGAGGGCAAGAAATCAGTTCGGAAGCTGACTTTCGGTAATGAGCCTATCTTGCCCCTATATGTAATTACATCATATTTAAATTTCCTAAAAATGGTAACGCTTAGCTTCTCCTCCGACGCTGCTGGCAATCGTTGAGCGGCTTCTTTTAATTTGCTCTAAAGCCCTTGCTCTGCTAGCATAATTAGATTGAGCGTCTAAATAGTTGCCACCTAAATAATTCATGTTTTTAGAGTAGTACTCTTTTTGAGAAGCAGCATCCTTGATTGCAGGATATGCCTGAACAGCAGCCTTACCTATCATTCCAATCATAAGCTGTGGGGCAACACCATAAACTGCGTTCTCTACAAGCTCTTTACCTAAAGAGGGAAGTAAGGCCTCACCCTGCTTTAACCTGTAGTTAGTGCCCCAAATAGTACCTGCTGTTTCTGCTATTAATCCAAAACCACCAATACCGAAATTTAAATCATCAATCTTACTTGATAGTGTTTTGTATCCGTCAGATGTCAGAAAAGATTTGGCAGCTTTTTTACCACTACTTGCAGTAGCCTTACCAAGTCCTACGGCTTCACTTCCGGTTTCTCTTGCGTAATCAATACCTCTATTAAGATAATCTTTTGGATTAATCATTAATTATCATCTCGTTTCAAATCCGTATTTGCTGAGTGCTAATGTTAAATCTCCAGATGTTCCAAGAGCCGTATTCTGCCTTAAGTCATAGCTCATTGATTCAGCCTGAGATATTCCCGGCTGAACATTAGAGATTGTTGGCTTACCGTATTTGTTCTGCATAACAGCTCCACCAATCATTCCAGCAGAAGCTCCAAAACCAACAGCATGACCAAGACCTGTAAGCTTAACACCACTTAAAGCATTATTTATTGTTCTTTTATGACCGCCTGTTGCTAATCTCCAATCCATTTAAATCAGCCTCCCTATAAGAAAGGAACTAAAGGAACATTATGGCCCGGGTCTCTTACTTTTCTGTAGCCCTGATAACCAGCAGTAACAGTCATTGCTTTACCTGTTTTAGACATTCCTGGAGCAAAAGTTTTTATGCCACCAGACTGCTTTACAAGACCACCTTTCCAGCTCTTACTCATCTGCTTTCTGGCTCCTGTAAGTCCATTCTCGATAAACTCAGAACCTGTTCTTCTGTAAAAGTCTGCAACTTCGCCAACTCCTCTTCTGAAACCATTAATAAGACCCATCTTTATTCCTCCTCTATTTCAGCTTCATTTGTTACATCTATAGTGTTTTCTTTTTCCTGTTTAAATTTATCCAGTTGTGCTCTCATATCAGAAATAACTGAGCTTGGGTCAAGGTTATTAGCCCTTCCAGCTTCAGCCTTATCTTTTCTTGTACCCTGCAGAAGCTTTAATGTGTCCTGTCTTCTTTTTAATAGTCTGCTCTGCAGTTCATAAGCTTTGTTTATCTGAGGCTGTCTTATAGGCTGACCTTCTTCCGTAAGCCCGATAATTATATCCTGTACAATCTCAGCATCCTTAGCTAATTTTTTATTACATCTTAAAAGTGATATATCCAAGTCAACTAAATTTCTAATCATTGTGATATCTACCATATCCTTTTCCTCAACCTCAAATTCAACCATGTATCTTTTTACAAGGTCTTCTATAGTTGAGATTTCTATAGGACACGGGTCTTTATAAGGAGCATTGCCGTTTTTTGCTAGATGGCATACATCAGCATATGGGCAGTCCTGACCTTTGCACCTGATTGGTACGTTGGCATACAATCCGTGTTTTAAATTGACCATTTGGTCTGATATTTTTTTAGCTTTTCTTCCTTCTGGCGACATATCCCAAACATCTTTTGGCAAATTCTTAGCACAAATTGCTTTGCCCTGTTCAGTGAAAGGCCCTGTTTGGCCTGTATTAGCCATAAAAACACCCCCGTTTCTACTTAATAGCTCTTACTATATCCGGATAAACAAAAAACCTTTTATCTGCTACCTCTCTTAGTAGGTCCTTACCTATTAAAAGGCAGACCGGCTTTTCCGGCAGACTTTCAGAGTAGCAGTAGTCAAAATGTTTGTGGCCCTGTTTTGACCTGCCACCAATGTTTTTGTCTACAATATTTTTTGTATCCGAAATCATTCGCTCTTTTGTGTATCCTAAATCGTTTAATTTATTTAACAGCTTCCTTTTATCAATCATTAAGGTGTCCAGCTGGGCTATATTTTTTGTTCTAAATTTGTTTATTTTACCTCTATGCCAACCTTTTCCCTCTTTCGAAAAAGGGAATATCACAAAATAGAATTCTGTTTCAAGCTCCTCATCAACAAACCAACCACCAACTCTTTTGTCTAATCTCTGATGGAAAAAACTTATCTCAAAAGCATTGGTCTGTAAGTTCTTATCTATATAATGTGACTGTATCTTCTCGTCAATCTTAATATTTTCATAAAAAGAGCCATCCTGAAATTTAAAGGTGGCAACTGTATCAATTCCTGCTAGCTGTTTATCTCTGTCAAATACTCTTTGATATGAACTTGCCACCATACTATAAAAGTTCTCATCTAAATATCTGCTAAATTGGTTGTCTAAACTTAAATCTATTCCATACTGTGCCCCCACTATTAATAACCCCTTTGTTTTTTGTATTCAAACCCTGGATAAAACCACACTCCTCTAAATGCAGCCTCATTTGTGTAATCCTGAAGCATATGGTCCCTCACAACTTCAAGCCAGGCTTTTCTTTTCTTCCTTCTAAAATTTATCCTCTTAGGCTCCCTTATAATTTCAACCCCATCTATTGCTACAAATCCGTTTTCCCACTTTAAATTATCAAGGTCAACTTCTATATAGCCCATAAACGGAAGTACATCACTTTCTTTTATAGGAGAATCCTTAGTAGTTATAATGTAATTTAAATCTCCTGAAGTGCAGTACCCATTCTCCAAGTCAGCAAATGTCATCTTTGCTTCGATATTTCTGACTATAAACTCATAATCTTTGGTTTCTTTGATGTATTTTCTTTGGATACCAACTGCATCAGCAACTTTTTTCTTCCACTTAAAATCTCTGTATTTTTCTCTGAGCTCTGTGTTATAAAAAAGCCCAAGCTCAACTTCTGTTCCGGCAAATTTTGAGCTAAACTTAGTTTTAAGCAGTGATAATGCTACATGTTTTAGTAGGAAGTGTTTTTCAGTCTCATTTCTTGGAATCCTAATATCAGTATTTGGTTTTAACATTATAAATCACCACTTATCCTCTTTATCTTTAAAACATTCTGTACAATTCTATTTGCTCCATAGCAGATAAACTCTCTGAAATACCCTTGCTTGTGCTTGGGTAACTATAATTAGAACCGTAATCTTTTGAAATATCTTCTTTCTTGCTTCTTTTAAAAGATTTAATTATTTTTGATAGATTAATCAAAATTACCACCGTCCTTTTATAAAGACTGGCGGTTACTAGTTACGCTTCTACTCTGCCGTAATTAAATTTCTACTCTTTTACTTTTGGTGGGAGGAGGAGGATTTGAACCTCCGAACCCTTTGGGATATTAGTCATCTTGCAATTCAAAATAATTATCCACAAAATCTTTGGATATATTAATATATTTTTTGGGGTTCTCAAACATATCTTTCCATTTTATCCTTAATATTTCCCAGCCATTCTTTTTTAATAACTTATCCTTTTCTTTATCTCTTCTTATTTGTTCTTTGAACCTTTCGTGCTGTGAACCATCAATTTCAATGGCTAACTTTTTATGAACCCAGGCAAAGTCTATACTAAATTTGCCAAATCTATATTCATAATTATATTTTTTATCTTCAAAATTATTTTTTATTACTCTTTTAAAAAATTTTTCTGGATATGACACATTATTTTTGTCCCTAGAGTCTAACCAACTACCAGCCCTTCCTTCTTCGTGGGCTTTTTTCATAGATTTGCTCATTTTTTTCTTAGACTTTTCAGAGTGTTTTTTGTTGTAAAATGGGTGATTTTCTCCTTTAATTGCCTTACTTACAGCTTTAGCATTTTTAGCTACTCTTTTATCAGTTTCTTTTGTTAATCCTTTTTTCCACCCTCTATTACTTAACGAATTCTTGTTTTTGCAATATTCCTGACCTTTGTTTGTATGCTTTAACCTAATGTGATTTTTAATACCATATTTAGAAGTTATAAGCCCACAAACAGGGCATTTTCTTTTGGAATTATTAATAATCTCTATTTCGCTGTATAGTTCTTCTAAGCTTTTGCTCGAAATCATAACTCGGCCACCCTTCCAAAAATACGAATGGACAATATTCTCTGTTTTATGCATCCGTTGCCCTCGGGTGCAAACTTATGGTGGGAAGAAAAGGAATTGAACCTTTGCTTGAGGTACTTCACACCCCCACTCTACCTACTGAGTTATCTCCCCATATTGGCTGTCCAGGTTAGATTCGAACTAACGACCTTCTCATTAACAGTGAGCTGCTCTACCGCTGAGCTACAAGACAAAATTGGCAAGGCTACCCGGACTCGCACCGAGAGTCTTCAGGATGAAAACCTGATGTGTTAACTATTTCCACTATAGCCTCTTAAAATTTTGGCGGAGATAAAGAGAATCGAACTCTTACTCTATGCTTGACAAGCACACGTGCTAACCGTTACACCATACCTCCATAATTGGAGCTAACAAAAGGAATCGAACCTTCAACCTGCTCATTACAAGTGAGCTGCTCTACCAGTTGAGCTATGTTAGCATATTAATAAAGTTCATTACTGCAGTGTCTACAAAAAACATCACTTACCCAGTTTTCTTTGAAGCAATCTCCACAAACATTCTTGCCATTACCAATGTAAATCTTTTTCATTTTTAAACACCTTCTTATATTGTTATATTCTTATAATGTTTAATTTTAAAATTCTTAAATTCTTAAGTTCTTATCCATCACGATTAATAGAGTCTTTTTTAAATAAGACCAAAGGCTGAGGGCTCATACCCTCACCGCCCTATGGCCTTGTCTACTTCCAAAAAACATCTGAAGCTTTATTCCTAAATTACAAACTTCAAAACTTCCTAGTTTCAAACATTCATATCAACCTTTAACCTGTAGCCGTCCTCATCTTCATCAAAAAGAGAATCAGTACTAAGATTGTTGCTGTCGTAATATGCCATAGTTTTTACATTCATGGTTTGACTTGCACTTCTCATGCCAGCACTTGTAGCTTCAAACTCAAGCATATTATCTTTAGGAATCGCAATCATATCTGAAAGCTCATCAAGGTTTTGATTCGCTCCCATATAAGTGAAGGTCCAATTTCCTTCTTCCTTTAATCCATCTATCTTTTTTCTTATATCCTCAAAAGTGTAGTCTAAAGAACAGTTCTCATTACCGTCTGAGATAATTATTACTAAAAATCTGTGTTTAAACCCATCATCAAAATCTCTTTTGTTAACTAAATCTAATGTGTGCCCTACTGCATCAAGCATAGCTGTTGTTCCACTTGGCTGATAATTGAGTTTATTTCTTGGTTTAACCTCTCTTGAATCTTTTTCTACAAATTCAACATGTATATTGTTATTAAATGTAGTAAAGGTAACTTTCGCATTTTCTTCTTTTTCGTTTATTGTTTCTAACTGCTCATTGAATGCATCACGAGCTTCTTTTTCTATTGAGGTCATTGAACCTGATTTATCGAGTATAAATAAAACATGTGTCTTTAAATTAGAATCTTCCTTCTTTAACCAGACACCATCCTCGAATCGATATTC